CGGGGTCGTGCTGGCCCCGAGGAGGGCGGCGGTGAGGCGCCGCGTCAGGGTCCGGGCACTGGTCGGCGTTGCGCTGGCCCCGGTGAGGCTCGCCGCGAGCGCACGCCCGAGCAGGCGGGCACTACTCGGAGTGAGACTCACGCCCGTGAGGGTGGCTACGAGGCGGCGGGCCAGCGTCTGGGCACTCGCAGGGGTGGTACTGGCTGGCGCCAGCGTGGCGAGAAGCGACCGTGTCAGCGTGCGCGCAGTATTGGGCGTGGTACTCACCCCAGGAACATTCGCGCTCAGGGGACGGAGCACGGCCTGGCCACTACTGGGCGTGGTACTGACCCCGGCCACGGCACTGCTGAGGAGGCGCTCGGCGGTCTGGAGGCTACTGGGGGTCGTGCTTGACCCCGAGACGGTGGCGCTCAGGGAGCGGATGGTCGCCGCCACGCCGGCTTTGAACGCCGCCATCGCTGTGGCCGGGAAGGTCGAGCCTGGGACCGTCCAGGTGGGATTGGTGGCAGTCACCGTCGGTTGCATGAGCGAGGCGAACGACAACCCATAGGCTGCGCCAGCGGTATAGGGCCGCTGTTGCGCAATCGTAAAACTCAGGTTGATGGACGGGGTTGCCGCGCCGCTGAATGCCACGGCCGTGACGAACACATCATTGGCTTGCGTCGGCGTGATACTGCCCGGTTGGATACTCGGATTGCCGGTGCCGCCCAAGGCCAAGCCGCTTTGCCCATCCAAGGGGGTCGTTACGGTGACATTATTAAACGCGCCCACGGCCAGAACCGGATACGATTGATTCCCCGCGGGTTGACTATAGCTAAAGGTATGGCCGGTTCCGACGGTGGGATTGGCCACATAGGCGAGCTGCACCCGCACACCGCCTGCTTGATACTGCGTCAGCCCGGTCCAGGTGTTGCCCTTGGAATCGGTGACACTGACCTGGGTGCTGCCGTCGCTGGTGCCCAGCGCCGCGACGAGCAGCGTGGCACCCGTGGTATCAATCGCCGCTGTGGTGACGGCGCGGGTGTCGCTGGAACTGGCGCTGGCACTCGCGAGGAGGGTGGGCGTCGCCACGGGGGGCGGCGGCGGGGCATGCGTAGCGAGCGGGTGAAAGAGAAAAGCACGGCCATGCACCGGCATGGAGCAGGGCTCCTAGAGCCCGCGGTGGGGCTCAGTCACAAGGCGGACCCTAGGAGCCGAACGACAGGCTAGGCGTCCTGATGATCCGCTAACGCCTGGGCAACAACATTGAACGAACCACAATCGGCACAGTGATAGACCACGCCAGTGCCATGCTTGCCTTGACGAAGCTGAAGGTTCTCAGGGCGATTATCATTGCGCTGACCATTGATGTGGTGCACCGATTCACTGTCATCGAGCGGGCGACCGAGTACTTCAGCCATCACCCAGCGATGCTCAGCTACATAACCATTGACTTGTGCCATCGCTTTAAACCAAGGATGTTTAGGTGAGACCCGTATAAACGTATACCCGTCACTCATCTTGACACGCCCTGTTTTCCAACTTGCGTGGCTTTCACCAAAAAGTTGCCGCTGCTCAGGCTCAATATCGAGACGTCGAAGAACATTGCTTATCGTTGTTTGATGGCAATGATATTTGATACCCATCGCATGCTGGCTCATGCCGCTATTCCAGTCGTTCGTGATTTGCTCTGCAAGTTCCGGGCTGAGTTTTTTCCCCATATTGCCGCGTCGGCGTGGTGTCTCGCCATGACGCTTGAGAAGTCGTCGAATGAGTGGAACACTACATGCGTATTTGTCAGCAAGCCCAAGATAGCTTCCTCCGGCCTTATACTCTGCGATGATCGCTTGCTCTATCTCGGGTGAAAAGCGATGGCTTCCCCCTTGCTTTCCAACACGCTCGCCACTGTCTCGCAAAGCCGCAGGGGAAATGCCTGCATCTCGGAGAATGTTGTACACCGCTGTGGTTGAAATGCCTGTCTGTCTTTCAATTGCGGTTGCAGACAATCCCTGATTCACATACATATCCAGGACAAGTGGGCGCCGTTCTTCTTTCTTGCTTTCCATCTATCAGGTCTCCTAGTTTGAGAGATACAGTATACAAACCTGATAGATGATACCATATAATTAGCTGATTTGCACGTCGAAAGCACCAATTGCGAATTGTACAGTATCATTGGCCACGGGTGTCTGATCGACAATTGAGGAATTGTCATACCCGATAATGTTCCCCGCCCCGCTCGCACTGTCGATCAGGAAGCAGCTGGTGACCAGGCCCCAGCTCCCCGTGGGAGTCGGAAACGTAATGGCCTGGACATTGTCGAGCGCCCCACCACTCGCAACCGTCCAGGTCGGGGAGGCGCCGCCGTTGGGATTGACCTGCACGCGCGCATAGCCCACGCCGGTCGTGACCTCAGTGATGTCAGCCGTGACGCTCGCCGCATCGGCAATGGTGGCAGTGGCGAGTCCCACGTACGTCGCAGGCTTGGCATAGGCCTGGTTGCGGAACATCCGGTCGAACAGTTTATGGACCGTCGCGTCTACGAACCCGGCCCCGCTACTGGCATTCATTTGCACTTGCAGCTCGCCCGAGGGAATGGTCGGGGTATTGCCGGTAACCGGCGCAAAGGAGGACGTAAAGGAGCCATGGGCCAGGACGTTGCCGCTCCCGTAAGTCTGGGTATCGACAATCGTCCAGTGCGTAATCGTGCCCCAGGTGCCGGTGGCCTGGGGAAAGGTCACGGCCCCACTCTGCACGACTTTGCGGGTGGCTGCGGCTCCAAACGTTACCGCCGTCCGGGCATAGGCATTCGCATTCGCCACTTCGTTCATGCTGGCGCCGGTGGCGGTATCGGTCGGGTCGGCGGTGCAGAGGGCCACGTAGACGGTGGCGACCGAGGTATACGCGGTGTTAAAGATATGATTTGCCAAGGCGTTTTCGGCATAGTCTGATAATGACCCCAATGGTTTTCCTCCTCTCCGTCTGCGTCGCATAGCCGCGCAGGCATAAAAAAAGGACGATACCTGGGGTCTAGACCAGGCATCGCCCTCTACGATGATGCGCGTCAGTCAGCTAGCTAGGCTCACCTATGCGCGGCTATGCGATTGTAATGTATCACTACATACCAAGATAACTAGTAATAGTTATTTGTTTCTTAGCCCTCTTCAAACTCGATCCACCCGCGAACATTGACCGCGGCGGGTGCCGTACAGCGCAGCAGCAGGGCGTCCGCCGTGACAATCTGCTCCGGCTCGCGCCCGAGCGGGAATTGCAGCGTGAGTGAGCCCATAAAGGCCGGCACCAGAAACGGAAGGTAGGTGGTAATGACCGTCGGCTCCGCCGAATAATTCCGGGAGCCGGTGGCCTGGCAGGTACGCGTGGCGCCGCGAATCTGGGTCGGCGTAAACGTGCCACCCGTGGGCGTGCCCGCCGTGGCCTGGGTCGAGTAGCAGAGTTCCACCAGCACCGGGACGGCGGTCGCGGTCACCCCGTCAAAGCTCACACTGAAGGCGGTAATCCGGTTGATGGCGTTCGCCGCACTAATGACGCTCAGGATGGTCTTCGCCGTCGCGCCGGTCAGCGCAAGGGCGCCCGCAGTCTCAATGACATAACCTGGAGTCGACATGCTCGCTCCTACAAGACGGCCCGTGGCACGGCCTGGAGACGCACCATGGGACTCATGGGTAACCCCGCTGCAGCCGCGACGGCAAAGGCTCGCGCGGTACTCGGGGTCCGCAGACTCCAGGCAATGGGCGGGCCTTGTTCGGTGGTCAGAGTGCCGGCCGCCGTCCAGGCCGTGCCATACTGCGCCGTATCCGTATGCGTGAGCATCGGATGCCACGAGAGGAGATTGGCGAAACGTACGGGGAGATAACTCCGCATCTCCAGGCGAATCTCGTCGGCCGTGAGGACTGCCCCGTAAATTTTGATGGCCGCCATGCGCCCGTTGAACGGGTCACCACCAGCGGAGTTCCCGGCATAGAGCGTCGACGCCGTCACCGTTCCGGCCGAGGTCGTCGTCAGTTCCTGCACGCCATTGAGATAGCCGATCATTTGGTTCGTGCCAGTGCCGGCCACGGTCTGCGCCAGGTGATACCATGTGTTCGTGGATACGACGGTGGCTCCGGTGGCATTGAGAGCCCCATTGTTCGCATTATAGATGCCGACCCTGTTGGTATTGCCCACCCCAATGGCATAAAACAGGCCGCTGATGGGGGCCGGGCCGATACAGACGGCCGAGGCCAGGACCCCGGCTCCCGGTATCGTCACGGGATAGGCCCAGGTCAGGAACGTATGCGCGGTCGCACTTGGCAGATTCGTCGTGCGCGTCAGTTGTGTGCTACTGCCACCATCAAAGCGTATGGCCATCGCTTACGTTTCGCGCGCCAGAAGCCCGAAAAGATGGCTATCCCCGGCCATCGTATCGTTGGCATGATTCGCTTCCCGCCGCACCCGCACAATGGCGAGTTCGCCATTGACCCAGTTATCGATATTGGCGCCCGTCGTCACGGCAATGTCGGTATAGAGCGGGAAGCCACTCGTGCCTGGCGCTGTGGCATCCACCGTGGTAAACACATAGGTATGCGCCGTATCGATGTCATCGACGCCTGCTTGCAAGCGCCGCACGCCGACGCCCCAGCGCGTGACGCCCGTGGTCGCGGTGGCGGCCATCCAGGGCAAGGTAAACGTGAGACCCGCCCCCCCATAGCCCCGCAGGACACAGAGAAAGTCGAGATACCAAATCGTGGCCGCATCAAAGGCCCAGACATTCACGCCTTCAACCGGCGCAGATCCACCCACACGCCGCGTTAAGACTGCAAACAGCGTGGTTGGTACAAATATCTCTAGTACACTGACAACCGCGTCACCAGAAGCCAACTCTAGCTACCCTTCACATAGCGTTTCGTCACGATCAGATTCGACATATGCGCTTTGTCCGCCTGCGTCATCGCCCCGCGCGCCGGTTGGGGCAGCGCGGCATTGGCGTTCAGCGCATTCGTGTTGTACCAATCGTCCAGCGCGTTGACGGCCGCACGGATGTCGGCCTTGGTAATGCTATGTGGCCCGGCCGCCAGCGCCATGAACTCTTGCGTCACCTCGGCCCGGTCGGCATCGCTCAGTACGGCCACTAGGTCCCCTCCTCATGGTGCTCGACGTTGGGATCCTCTGGGGGGGCGATGGGATGCGCCGGATGTGGCTCCTCCTCCTCCGGCTTGTCCTGACCCGGCGGGGTGCCACCATGTCCCGGGGGAACAAAGTCAGGGTCCTGACCTGGAGGCTGACCATGCGGATGATCGGGATGGTCTTCAGGCTTATCGTGGGCATGCTCACCCATAGGAAACTCCTTTGAGACGTTAGGAGGCCGAGAGGGCCTTCCCAATGCGAAACTGGCACGAGAGCCGTGGTCGGGCATAGTCATCGGGACCAATCGCCGGATTGGGGGTGTGCAGCGGCAGACACCAGAGATACCACGTGCCACTGAGCAACTGATTGCGAATCCTGCCCAGAGCCACATAGAGCGTTTCGGCATGCGCCCGGACTCCGGCATAGTCATAAGGCGCCCCACGGGTAATAAATTGGAGCACGGGCTGCTCCCAATCGACGCCGAGGGTTGAGTGGACGTACTGGCCCGGAAAGCCTGGCGTTTCGTACAGCGCCGTGATGGCATCCTGCGTCGTGACGTTGGGAGCATCAATCGGCATGCTGCCCAGAAACAAGTCCACCCCGAGAGTCCCTAACCCGTTGGCCTGGAGGTACTGCCCCACTTCATCCAAAAACATGCGTGGTCACTCCTCCTCGGGGCGGCGCCGATAATGCCGGCGCGTTTCCACGGTCATCTTGGGCTGAATCATGCCCTCGACAATGACAAACGACAGGGTCACCTCAGCACTCACATGCCGGCGCAACAGCGCGTGACATTCCTCCTCCAGGAGGGCATGCAGGCGCTGGCGCTCCACGCCATTGGCGCGACGGCCATAGAGGATTTCCTGCTCGGCATCGGTCAGCTCGGGCAAGGGCCGCCCATAGCGATCATGCAGATGCTGCCGCTGCGCCATGCCACACGCTAGGTTTTCAGCACCGGGGCATCGGCACTGAGCCCCAGATTGGCGGCCATGGGATTGCTCACATGGACGAGGCAGGTATCGCCGAGTGGCACGACCCCCTCGCCCAGATCGGCATCACACCCCACCGTCACCGTGGAATCGCCAATAGCCGTCCCGGCGAGGATCCAGGCCGAGGTCTCATCAATCGGCTCCACCGTACAGGAGCCCTCAATACTCCACTGCGCCGGGCCATCGACCGGGGCCGGATTGCCGGCTTGCGTCACCGGCGTAATCGCCAAGCGCACTTTTTCTTCACTCGTCATACTGACTTCAATCGGCATCGTCGTCCCTTTCTTGAGAAGCACCGGCCCCACATGCCAGCGCAGCGTGGGTGGCGGCGTGGCCGTAACGAGGACCGTATCGCGGTTCAGCGGGGCAATGCGAATCGGCATTGGGTCCTCTCACGTCTTATGATGTCACGAGTCCTTGCTGGATGTCGGCAGCAATCCTTTGAGTAAAACCTGCGGTCGCCGCAAACAGCGGTTGTTGCAAGTAATGACTCTGCCCATGCGGATGATGCACGGGCGGATCGGGGATCCAATGCACCGCGGCCGCATAGGGGGCCTGCCCCTGGCCACCATAGGACAGCGTCACGGAGACCATTGGCCCTTCCTCAACGGGTTGATCCACCGCTGCCGTCGAGCGCAACAGGCCGGTGTCAACCGGGACGAGCGGCAGACTCTCCTGCATGATGCGCATGCCTTCGCGGTGCAGCGCATCCCCCAGCACGTGCGTCGGCGGACGCGCGAGGCGCTGGAGGCGCTGCGTCACCTCAGCCATGCCCTGAAGATCGAGCGTGATCATCGTGCGGTCCTTCCTCTAAAGCACCACCTTCACGTGGTCAATGACGCCGGGCTGCAAGGGATCTTCCCACACCTGCACCTGCTGGATCGCCGGGGCGGTGCCATCCGGCAAGAGCAGAGTGTCACGTCCGGTGACGGCAAAGGTGCCATCAAAATAGAGGGCGGTATTGGACGTCCGCTCCTGGCCTTGCTGATTTCCCACCGTCTGCACTTGGTACTCAATGCGGCAACGTCGGGTGACCGGCGCACCGTAGGTCGGCTTCCCATAGGCATCTTGCCCGGTATACGCCCGGTGTTCCACCGTCTGCGTCAGCAACACGGCCAGGGCTGGATGCATACGGCCTCCTCATCTTCCCACCGCTAGGTGCGCAAGATCGGCACCGTGCCAAAGCCCGGTACCAGGCCGTAGGGCTTGACCAGCAACCAGACTTCACTCGGCAGCTTGGCCCGGTTGACGATGGCGGTACTGGTACTCGTCGGGGACACATCTTGATACGTGATGGTCGTATCCCCGATCTTTTTCGATTTCAGGACCCCTTCGCCACTGACCGCCGCTTGGGTCTCGGCCTGTAACATGCCCTCGGCTTCGAGAAGCATCAAGGCGTAGTACGCGGTGGCGCGCTGAATATTCACCGGAATCGTGGCGGCATCCACCGGACGCCCCATGGGGTCCGTCTGTCCCACTTGCGGCCACGCCAGGGCTTGCGTCATCGTCGCCGGCGCCCCATACCAACCCACTTGCTCATCGAGGAGCCGCGTCGCTTGCATGAGGGCGGCTTCCCGGCGATGCGGCAGCGTGATCGCCTCCTCCGGGTCGGCGCTATACCAGGCCTCGACGTGCAGGCGCTCCTGAAGGTAGGCAGTCGCTTGGTCCACCGTCACATAGGAGGTGGCGAACGGATCTCCAGGCACCGCATTAATCGTCATACCGTGGCCCTCGCCTAGTCCTGGCGCGGGGTGGGCGGAGTGGTGCGGGCGCCGGCGGCGGGGGCTCCGCTACTGGGGGCGCTGCTGGGCGCTCCGCTA